TGTTGTTCTTCGCTTGACATTACATTATTCATTTGTGGTAATGCTTGTTGTTCTTCGCTTGACATTACATTATTCATTTGTGGTAATGCTTGTTGTTCTTCTGAACTAAAATTTTCATATGATGCATAATTTAATTCTTCAAAATATTCTACCAAATTAAATTTAGGTTCTTGTGTAGCACTGTCAAGCATAAATAAACCAGTGTTAGTACCAATCAATATATTAATATTTGTTGACGTTAAATGATATTGAAAGCTTCTATTCAAAAATTTATCATCTATCATTGATAAATTACTAATATAATTATTCATTACTTTTTTTATTTTATCAGTATTTAATGATACATTCAATAATCCATGTTTATTGTAGTAATCAATTAGTGTTTTCTTATTTTCTTCAGATATAACTTTTTGAGATCTAAATCCTAATACTTTATTATCTGAGTCTAATTTGGCAATAATACCTCCCATTATAAAGGATTGAGAAAAAATTAAATGATTATTATTTTACAAATATCTTAATTCTGAATTAAAATTTTTAATAAATATTATTGACCAAATAAAAATAGATGATTCATTAATGATTATTTTTTGATTAAGTATATTATCTTGTATTTCACATTTAATTTGAAATGATTCCCAATTAAAATTAAATTGATTATAAATTTCTTCTAAAATATCTACTAAATTATTATATTTTATTATTAATTTTGGAAAAAAGTTTTCCAATAATTTTATATGATTTTGAATAGTAAAATCAAAAATTATTAAATTAATTAATTCAGACCATTTTTTTCTAATAATAATTCCAGCATCTGAATAATAAAATTGATAATCATCAAATATTCCTGGATAATCAATAAAAAAATCATATAAATCCTGACACTCTTTTTTATTTAAATCCATATATTTTGTTAAATTATTAAAATTAATAATACCATTTGATCCAAATATTAAATGCATAAATCTTAATAAACTTAATTCATAACAATCGTCAATTTCTAATCCAGTTGTTGGATCAATAAATGGTTTTGGTAATATTGGTTTAATTAATGAATTTTTTAATTCATCTAATTTCGGATAATAATTTTCTAAATAATCTTCACTTGCTGAACTAGTTGTTGAGTCAGTATCAATAATGTCATCTGTATAAATAAATATTGACTTTTCCATTTAATATTATTATTTATTAAATTTCTAAGTCACAATTCTAACTATTTAGTTTGTTTATTTTCCGTAGTAATACCTTTGTATTCATTCTTAGATGCTGACATAAATTGTCCAGTTTTTGAATCGCGTTTTATGAAAGTATTAGTATGTGAATTATATAATTGTGTGCGCTCTTTTACTGCACCAATACGATGTCCATCATTAGTATTTTTAGCCATTAATGATGTTCAAATTAATATAATTATAATAATTATCAATTTTTATATAAATATTGAAATAATATAAAATTATATCAATATTTGTATATATAATGCCGGAACTAAAGAATGAAACCTTTATTAAGAATATTGTTGATCCAAGAACTGGAAAACAAGTAAAGAAAATCTATCAAATAAAAGTATCTAAAATAAATAGATTAGTTGAACCATTAGTATGGGAATATTATAAAAATCGCGCGAATACATCTATTAGTGACATCTATAAAAAATTTAATGGATATCAACTAAAGTTTATCTATTTTGGTGATCCAGTAATTCATACCGTCAATACAATCGATAATTGGGAACAGGTAGATAATTTACCAAATAATTCTACATTAAAGAAATTAAAAGAAGCTCAAACAGTTAGTCAAGAATTGAATGAATAAATTAAACTTCAATTTCTTTCTTACTTTCACGATATTTTTTAGCATAAAGAGCTTTTTGTTTTCTAAACTCTTCTATGCCTAATTCTTGTTTCTTCTTTTCTATATTTTGTAATGATCTCAAACGTTGAGCTATTTTTTCATCAGTATCATTTTAAATTTTCAATAGATTCTTGACTCATATCATTTGTTATTATACAATTACAATGAAAACAAAATATTAAATTATTAGGATCAACTTTATTTTCAAGATATTTGTGCATCTTGCAAAAATTAGTTACTTTTATTTTTTCACAAAAAACCATATTATGATTATGATAACTACATTTTGTGTTTTGAATATTTAAATTATACATTATAATTTAGAGTATATATTTCTTTATATATTTTGCGCAATTTTTTTCAGGTAACGAAAAATTTATCAATATATTAAACCAAAAATAATTTAATATATAGAATCTGTTGTAAAAACCATCTATAATTTTTTTTAATTTGAATATGCAGTGCCTGCCATCCCGGACATCACCCTTAATACGTTGTAGTTTTGAGTGTAGATGTTGATGAATGAAGATGAAGAAGATCCTAAGTATTCAGTGTAGCTTGTGGAAGTAGCGTTGTATAAACCAGTTTGGACTTGTAAAGTGGCGTTGTCGATACGAGAGAAGTTGCAAGTGCCAGTTGGTTGGTGATCTTCGGCTTTAAGGGCAAAAGAGTATACGTTGACACCATCAGCAGGAGTGTTGGAGAAGTGTTGAGAGGGTTGAACGTAGTTGAAGTAGTGTCCATCTCTGTCTTGGAAGCGGTCGTGACCGTTTAATTGTAATTTGGCACTGTAAACGGGGTTATCAGTTCCATCAACAAAGTTTCCGTAGTTGAAGTGATCAACAACACTGACAGTTGCTAAATCAAGAACAGCACTAACAGCACCACCAGCAGATAAATCAGATTGTCTCTTGGATAAATCTTCGGGAGTTAAGTTGTTTCTGACAACAATGGTATTGTTTAATAATTCACTTAAACCAACTCCAAGGGTAAGTTGACCACCAGCAGCAGCAGCAGTGGTAGCAACAATTTTGACTTCAATTTTGCCTAATAAAGCAGTTACAGTGGCATTGAGACCAACAAGGGTACCGGGTTCAACGACATCACCAACACTTACAGCGGGAACGGTGGTAACGTTGGCAGCTCCAGCAGTAACAGTAGCCCCAGTTCTGGTAGCTACGTATAAAACTCTGGCAAAGCGGTCAGCAGCTTCTTTCCAAGTGGAAGCACCGGCAGCCCAAGCAATCCAGTTTTGACGAGTAGCGTGTCTTTCAAGATGGGGAGCCCATACTAAGTATTTGCAAGGGTGATTGAAGTTAAGTCTGTATTTAGCAGTGGCAGCAGTTAAGGATTCAGAGCCAGTGAATTGTAATTGTTCGATTAAGTATTCATGAGAAGCTTGAGCGAAGCGTTTGCGTTCTTCAGAATCTAAGTATACATAGTCGATTAATAAGTAAGAATCACTCATTAAACCAGTGCCAGAGGGGGCAACACCGGAATAGTTGACTAATCCAGAGAAGTCTCTGAATTTAAGAGTGACGCGAACGTCGTGGTATTGTAAGGCAATTAAAGGTAAGGCTAAACCGTCGTTGCGGTTAAACCAGAATTGTAAAGGAACGTACATTTGGTAGGCTCTGATAGGAGTTGAGTCAATGTTGGAGAGTTCGGGAACGTCACCAATCATTTTAGCATAACCACGTTCTTGACCGGATTTGTGGGTCAATTCGTACCAGATGTTTAACCAGTCACCATAGTGTTCATCGATTTTGGAACCTCCAATTTCGATTTTGCATGATTCGACCATAGCGTGACCTAAACGTCTGACATAGCCCCATGTAGCTCCTACTTTGGTAGCTGCGTTTAATTTTACGGCAACATACATGTTAGTGATTAAATCACCGTTTCTGTTGATGTTGCAAGTGACAGTGCGACCGAAGTCGGCAGCACCATTCCAGGTTTGTTGAATTGGTTCAACGGAGAAGTTTGTGTGACGTCTGTAGACGACTTTGAAGACTTTTTTTTATATTACCATCAGAATACATCATAATAGTACATAAAGCTAATAGTTTCCTATTAGAGTAGACTATATCTTAAGCTCTTATTAATAAGAACCCATAACCATTTAGTCGTTGAACTGCAATCTAATTTTTATTTAAATATTTAATTGCTAAATCAAGTTTTTTTTCAAGAGATAGCTTTTTTGATGTGAAAAATTTATTTTTAATTGTAGGATGATTTGATACTACATAACCAGGAGATTGATAATTTGATGGATTACCTACGTAAAAACTTATATACATTGGTAGATCTTTATCATATTTTTTGTGTGAGAAAGATAATTTTTTAACATGATCTTGATTAAGATGTAACCCATAAAAATGATGGTTTTCTTTAGTTTTACTAATACTAATTTTTTTTTTAGTATTTTCAGACCTAGGTTTACCAAAATTTGGATTATTAATTCTTTTCTTACTATCAGACATTTTCTTTTTTGACACATCGGACATTATTTTATTTAATGTACCACCTGTTTGCATATTATAACCATTTGGACTTAAAGAATTATATAAATTTATATAATGTTCTTCTTTTTCATCTAAATCGTTATTATCAATTTTTCGATATAATTATATTCAAATGATTTAATACCATATTTATTAATTGCTAAATGTATAGCTGACAAACTTTTAGAAGAACTTGAATTTGAAAAATGTTCATTAATTCTTTTTAAGTAATCTCTTTTTGTTTGACCAATATAGTATTTGTTATTAATTTTATTTTTAATATATCCCATATTATTAAAATAATAAATTTCTTTTTAAATATTTATAATTAGATTTTGGCTGCGGATTATCCAATCTTATAAATTTTTGCTGTACCCAAGTTTTTTATCTTGGCCATTAAAATATCACTATTTTAATTTAGCATTATAAGCTCTAAGGAAGTTCCCGCAATTTGATTATGTTGCCATTTGTTTGGGTGGAAAACAAATGACTAGCACTTGAGGATTTCTACGTGAGACCTCTAATGTATTTACCCAATCTTATCTCAATTTGATTGGACCAGTGCTTTTCAACTCTCTTCTTTTGTCATCGTAAAATCAGAAAGTAATTTGAGGATTACCGCTTAAATAGACGTCTTGAGCGCCATAAGCGACGAGTTGCATTAAACCACCACCCATTTAGATATATAATTAGGGATAGAAATTTTTCTAAATAATTTTTTAATTAAAAACGAATTTATACATTTTGAAACTTAATATTTCTATAATATTTTTTTCTATTTTTTTAAAAAATCCGTTTTTTCTAAATGTTTTTTGTAATTATTAAAAATTTTTTATATTATCAAATAATATATTTAAAGTAATTTTTTAATATACAATTAATAATTGGATGTCTAGTACCAAGAAAACTTCGAAATACAAGGAAAATAAACAATCTAATGTAAAAGAATCTAACACCCTGGATAATAAACATAGAATTATGGTTAAATATTTCTCTCAAATGCGAAATGATAAAGATGACATTTCTCAGCAAATTATAAATATTAATCAAGAAATCAATTCTATGGATGAAAGAAGAGATTCATTTACATTAGAAGATATTAAACATCGAGCCCATTTATTAGATAAAAAAGACTCACTAGAATTACAAATAAAATCTATATCTAATAATTATGATGAAATGGATTATTATGATAATGCTGGTGATTTAATTTCTGATTATTATGAAATGCGTGATACTAAAGAAGTTCAAGTAAAAGAATCAAAAAATATTTTGGAATTTTTATTTACTAAAAAAGAAAAAACTATTATTAATCCAGATGAAAATAAACCTGTAAATAGAGCCAATTTGTTTGAAAAATATTGTCAAAGAGTTGATGGTATTAGAATTAATCATGATGATGGTTCTAATAGAATTAAATATTGTACTGAATGTAAAATTGAGAAAATTCTTGATATGACTGAAAGTGCTTATATTTGTCCATGTTGTGGAGACAGTGAAATGATTATTTTAGACGAAGATCGTCAGATTAAGGATTATTCACCATATAGAAAAGTCAATCATTTTAGAGAATGGCTTAATCAATTTCAGGCAAAACAAAGTCCTG